AATAATGCTTATAGACATTTTGGAACAAGAATGAGAATCATTGGAAAAATTGAAAACAATTTAACTAGAACACAGACTGCAACTGGCAGTATTCCATATTTTCAGGTTAGCGGAACCCAACCAGATCAAAACGTGAATATTGGTGGAGGCTCTGGAGGTCTTGCAGTATTGCTAAACCCAGAGACAAACAATGGATATTATTTTGAACTTATAGCATTAACAGAAGACAACATTACTCCATATCTAAAGTTAGATAAAAACAATCAGGCAAAAGTGTCAATTAATAATGTTGTTTTTTATAAAATTAAAAAAGATGCTTCAAATACAAATGCTGTACCAATTAAACTTTGGGGAGGTCTATCAAAAGTAATTGTAGATAACGGATTATTTTCTGGGCAGCAAAGAATGTCTGCAGAAGATAACCCAACGGTATATGACCTATCTGTAGAGTATCAGGATATTGGAAAAATAAGAAGGTTTTATCTTTATATAAATAACCAACTTATTAAAGTTGTAGATGATAACGATCCTCTTCCAGTATACAATAATATGGCACTGTTTGTTCGTGGCTCATCTAAGTGTATGTTTGAAAACATATATGCATTATCTCAAAACTATAGTCAAAACACCTCTTTTGTTATAGGAGAAACTCTCTCTAATCAGTTTGGTAGTTCAAGCATTGACGTAAACGATTCATTTAGAAAGTATGCTATGAGTGGAGTTGTTCAGTCAACGTATCTTTCTGGTATAAGTTCTCAACAGCCACCAAACTATAATATGTATTTTGAAGAGTTTGGATCTATTATGCGTGAATGTGCATACTTTGATATTAAGTATGACCGTGCTTATCCAGCACTATATGCAAAACTATCTCCAACATTTAATAACATAAAGGGGTATACATCTTCAGGATTTTACGCAGACTCATATGGTGCAGAATTTTTAATATTTAATTCAACAGATAAAGCATTAAACTTAGATGAAACAACTGGTAACTTCTTAAGAATTCAAGGAATTACATTTACACAAGACACCACACAAGAATTAACAGTTGATGATTTTTTCAAAAAACGTGGAAACTTTTCAGATCCAGAGTTAGTCGGTAGTACATTAACCTATTCACCATTAGTTGAAAAAGCAAAATATGATAGTATTAGACTAAGCAGGTTGACATATGGAAAGAATGAATTTACAATTGATAGCCCATATATTCAAACACAGGATGATGCAGAGTCTATGATGAACTGGATAATTAATAAAGTTATGGTCCCTAAAAAATCTATAGGGGTTAATATATTCTCTATTCCAACTCTTCAATTAGGAGATATAGTTACCGTAGACTATAAAGACAGTGATGGCCTTAATCTAGTTACATCAAATTTGTCTAGATTTGTTATTTATAATATTGAATATTCAAGATCACTTGAAGGACCGTCAATGACTATTTATTTGAGTGAGGTGTAAAGTGCCAACTCCAGAAGAAAATATGGCTGCACAACTTGCAAAAGCAGCAGAATTTAGAGCAGCAGGAAGAGAAGATAGGGCTGCCACAGCAGAGGCTGCTGCAGATAGATATAGAAGAATTGCCGATGCCAAAACAAGAACCGAAACGGCAGCAAAAAATATTACAGGAATAAGAGATAGACTTACAACATCGCAAAATGCAGCATCTGGTCCAGTTACTTCTGGACCAAATAAAGGATGGTACCAAACCACCACAAGCAGACCTTCATCTGCGTGTCCATCAGGACATGAGCGTGTTCAAATTACTTACATGGATGGAGTAGAAACAGACGTTAAGTCTTTAGGTTGTCATGGAGGTGAAAAGGTAGTAAAAGATGATCCAATAGAGTTAACATCCTCTTTAATAACAGAAACTAAAGTTTCTCCAACACCTCCTACACCAGTAGCGGCCCCAACAGTTGTCAGTCCACCACCACCTCCTACTAAAACTGCTCCAATAGATACTATTTTATTTGATGATGACTCAATGTCTATTGAGATAATGACTGATCTTATATTTGAGGATATTGGTGGACAAGAGTTAATTAATATTGCTAGAAATGATATTGTCAATGGTCAGCAAGTATCTTATACCCCGATTAAAAACTTGGGATTAATTCAACAGATGTACAATCCTAACAACATTTTAAGACTACAGGCTACATCAGAAAAATATTTTAGTAACTTTTCTATAAAGTTTGAAGAAAAGGTTCCCCTTGTTGGCAATGGGCCAAATGGAACAAATGTCTATATTGAAGAAGCCACGGGAGACCTAATTATTGAAGGTGTTAACATTAACAATGATGAACTATTTGAGGTTGAAATATCCCTGGATGGTACAATATATATAGCAAACTTTGGAGAAACTACATCATGATAACTAATACTGGCAAAAATATTATTGGAAAGTATATGCTTGGCCAAGCGCCAGCATACGCATCTTACCTTGCCGTTGGTTGTGGTCCAACACCATTGCAGACTGAAGATGTTGCTGATGACTTTGCAACAAAAACAAATCTAGATTTTGAAATGTTTAGAGTGCCAATTTCCTCAAGAGGATTCGTAAATGAAAACGGTATAGATAAAATTGTACTTACAGCAGAACTACCAACAGAAGAAAGATATGAAATAACAGAGGTAGGACTATACTCAGCAGGATCTAACCCTTCAGCAGGAACACAGGACAGCAAGACTGTTTTTGCATTTACACAGGGTGAGAACTGGGAACATCATACATCTTCTGCATCTACACAAATTCCTACAGTCTCAACACCACTTGATTCAAACGATGATGACATTATTAATGCATTGGGTACAGGCTCTGGAGTGTTTCAAACTAATGCAGATAATTCTATTTTTTATAATCTAGAGCGTTCAAATAGATATGAGCGACCAAGATTTTTAAATAATGCAATATTCATTCAAGGAAACGATTCAGACTTAAGTCTAGATGGTGGAGGCTCTGGAGGAGTTGATCACATTGTTATTGACTCTGGAAACCACATACACTTGGCATCTCCAAATGTTGACTTTACACAAAATGCACCAACAGATGAACTTAGACTTGCTTTTTCTTTAATAAATAAAGATGGAGAGTCTGCATCTGTTCCAGATACAATAAGAATTCTTGTTGACTTTGCAGGAACAGATGAAGCAAATCCATCAACATACGCTAGGTTTGAGGTTGATATTCAAGATGGTGTTGATGGTTATGATTTTTCAACCAATAGATATTTTGTTGTTTCAAAACAATTACAAGAATTATACAAAACACAAAACTTTACCTGGAATGCTGTTACTGTTGTAAAAATTTATTGCAGTGTATTTGATTCTAGCGTAAGTGGTGGAACATTCCCAACCTCTGATTATTATATAGCACTTGATGCAATGAGACTTGAAAACATAGCAACAGTTAATCCTTTATATGGTTTAACAGGGTACTCTGTTATTAAAAATGATACAGCATCAACTATTATTAAGTCTCCTAACACAAATAACTATATTGAATTTAGATTTTCTATTGGGGTAACATAATGGCTGACGCTAATATTAAAAAACTTAGGGTATTAAAGTCATCTCTGCCACCAATAGATCACGATACAGAAAAGTATAATGTTCGCTATAGAGTTATATCTGATGACAGAAACAGATTTTCTCATTGGTCTCCAATATATAACTCTGATGGCGTTGATGTTGTTGTAACAAGTGGTGCAGTATCTAGGGCAGGAAACATAATTACAGCCGTATGGGGAGACCAAAATGATTTTCCAGAATACGATGTTTTTGTTAAGTTTGACTCAGGCGATTTTTTTTATCATGGAAAGTCAAAGGTTCATTCCTATTCATTTTTAAAAACTGGGACTACATCGGTCAGAGTAAAAGTTCAAATCATTTCATCAAAAAAAGAAATTAAAGCAGCACTAAATGTCTTTGACTCTGGCACAGTGTCTTTGATATAATATAATAGGAGGAATAAAATGGCAAAAGTACCACTACCTGAAAGAGGACAACCTCTTGATGTTACATATATTTATCAGTTAGTTGAGGCAGTTAATTTTTTATCAACCCAAATATCTGATGCAACATATAACTATACAGATGTTGATGTTGTTGGTGGAGAAAAACAAAGTTTAAAGACATCTAATACAAAGTTTATTGGAAAGTTTAAGTCAATTGCAAATAACGAAACAGTAACAGCAGGTCAAGAAAAGTCTTACTCTATTGATTATTCTAATTTTAAGTTTCCACCAATTGTAACTTTGTCTATTGTTAATACATCTGGAACAACTGCAGGTGCAAATACTACGGTAGTTCTTACATCTGTAACTACAACTCAGGCTAACTTTACAGTAAGATATGGTGTATCTGGAATAGCAACTGTTGGCATAAACTTAATTGCTATTGGAGTTCCTAACTAGTATGAATTGTCAAAGATGCGAAGGAAAAATGTTCGTTGACAGAATACACTCAAACATAGATCACCTAGAAACTTACTGTGTAAAATGTGGAAATAGAAAGTTTTATCATCCACCTAGCGAATCTGCGGAGGGAAAATGGTTACTGCAAAAGGAAAAATTCAGAGCGAAGTATATAATAGCGAACCTGTAATTTCTGGCGGTAAAAAGATATGGTTCCTTAATGGAGACTTAGTACGACTTCATCACAGTTCTAGATCAACAGGAATGGTAACTGTTTATAATATTAACAAAGATAGACTAGAAACTTGCCTACGTTCTGACTTTAGAAGAAATAGAAAAAGAGCATACACAATTGCAGAGACTGCTAAGTTAGTTAATCGTCATAGAAAGTATATGCCAAGATTAATAAAACGAGGAGTCATTCCTCCACCAGTTGGATCTAGCATTGATGGTAAAACAGGTTTTCAAATAAGAGCGTATTACTCAGAAGATCAGGTTAAAGAGATTTGTGCTATACTTGCAACTATACACATTGGTCAACCAAGAAAAGATAAATTAATAACAAACAACATGACTCCTACAAGCCAAGAGTTGACAAGGCGAATGGGAGACGGTATACTTACATATACGAAGACAGAAGATGGACGATTTATTCCAGTGTGGAGTGAATCTATTTAATTATTGAATGGGTGGATAATGGAAAACGATAATACAAAGGTATCTGTAACACTTGGATATACACTTAATCTAGGAAATTTTCAGTCACTACGCCTTGATCTGGGTATTGTAGATTCAAAGCGTGAAGGCGAAAATATAGATGAGGCTTTTAGTCGTGTCTATAAGTTTGTAGAAGATAAACTTACAGAGAAGATTCAAGAAGCAAAATCTGAAATCTCAGAGTAATGGCTGATCGCAAAGACCGAATGGCTTTGCTCAGTAGGTTTAACAAGTTTTACTTGCAACGGTATGAGCAGAAGTCTAACATGAATCTAAACGTTGAGCAGTGGGCTGCTGATGCCCTTGTAGAGTCATATGGCATTGCACAGTGTTATGATATTCTTGAATATTACTTTAGCATTGCACAAGATCCATCATGGAATTACTTTGCATATAATGCAGAAAAGATTATTAACGGAAAAGCAGAAGTAGAGCAAGATAAAAAAGAACGTGAAGAGCGCAGGAGATTAGCAAAGGAGTGGTTAAGTGAATAACACAGAGGCAAAGTTAATTTCTGCAGTATTACAAGACAAACAAATTCACGTACTACTACAGGCAAACGTTGAGACACTATTAAGAACCCACAACGATGTATGGAACTTTATTCGTTTGTATTCTGAAAATAATCAATGCCTACCACCAGCAGATTTAGTTACAGAAAAGTTTAGAGACTTTGAACCAGTTCCAGGTATTGGAGCAACAAAACATCATCTAGCAGAATTACAAACAGAATATCTTAACGATAGCCTAAAAGACATCTTGCGTAATGCTGCAGGAGAAGTGCAAAGCGGTAATGGTGGAGAAGCCCTTGAACATCTAATTACAAAAACATCTGAGTTAAAAAAGAATACTTCTGCTATTCGTGATATTGATGCAACCGATCTTGACTCTGCAGTTGCATACTATGAGATGGTTCAGAAACAAAAAGAAACTGGTCAGATAGGAATTAAAACAAACCTTCCAGGATTTGACAACTATCTTCCATCTGGAATTATGCCAGGACAACTAGGAGTGTTCCTTGCCTATCCAGGAATTGGTAAGTCATGGATGGCTTTATACTTTGCAGTTCAAGCATGGAAGCAAGGCAAGTCACCACTTATTATTTCTCTTGAAATGTCTGAGACAGAAGTTCGTAATCGTATTTTTGCAATTATGGGTGAAGGTCTTTGGTCACACAGAAAATTATCTAATGGTGAAGTAGAGATTGATATGCTAAAAAAATGGCATCACAATAAAGTTGCGGGTCGTCCAGAGTTTCACATTATCTCAAATGATAGTGGTGGAGAAGTAACACCTTCTGTTATTCGTGGAAAGATTGATCAGTACCGTCCAGACTTTGTGGTTGTTGACTACCTTCAACTTATGTCTCCAAACCAAAAGGCTGACTCTGAAACGGTACGAATGAAAAACCTTTCAAGAGAACTTAAACTAATGTCTATTGGTGAAGAAGTACCTATTATCGCTATCTCATCTGCAACACCAGATGATGTAAAAGATCTATCAAGTCCTCCAACACTTGGACAAACTGCTTGGTCTAGACAGATTGCTTATGATGCTGACTGGGTTATGGCACTTGGTCGTGCAACTAATAGTGATATTATTGAATGTGTATTCCGCAAGAATCGTAATGGGTTTATGGGTGACTTTTTAGTTCAGGTAGATTTTGACAAGGGATACTACAGGTATAAAGACTATGAAGACAAGTAACATATATACACAAGAGCAGATCAAGCGTGTTCTTGTTGGTTCTGGAGTTGACATTGAGGCAGAGTTTGGCAACGACTTTATAATCTTTTGTCCATACCACAACAATAATAGAACACCTGCTGGTGAAGTTGCAAAAGATAGTGGACTGTTCTTCTGTTTTGGTTGCCAAACAACAAAGAGCCTAGAAGAATTAATAATGCATATGTCTGGACGAACATACTTTGAGGCAGTTCGTTATATTAAAAGTAAAGAAACAGAGCACGATATTGAAAAGTTAGTTAACAAAACATTAGTTGCACCACCAGAGTTTACTCCATATGACGAATTAATCTTAAAGCGTTTGCATAACCAATTGCTTGCAGATGAAAAGCCTAAGAATTATCTTAAGTATAGGAAGATTAATAGTTCTTCATTTACAAAGTTTTCACTTGGTTATTCAGAAAAGCAAGACTCAATAACTATCCCAATGCACTCACCAGATGGGATGTGTCTTGGTTTTGTTGCAAGAACAATTGAAGGTAAAGATTTTAAAAATACACCAGGATTACCAAAGGGTAAGATATTATTTAACCTGCACAGAATTAAATCATCTGGTACAGTATATGTAGTTGAATCATCCTTTGATGCTATTCGACTAGACCAAGTAGGTTTCCCAGCAGTTGCTACTCTGGGGGCTAATGTATCTAATTCTCAAATTAGATTGTTAGAAAAGTACTTCACAAACGTTGTACTAATTGCAGATAACGATGAGGCTGGTAATATAATGAAAGATAAGTTAGTTGAAAAACTTGGATCTTTGGTTACTACTATCAGACTTGATAAAAAATACAAAGACATAGGTGATATGGAAGATGAAGAAATTAAGAACTTAGAGTTCCAGTTTGACAAATCTATATCTGCTATGCTAAACTAATATAACAACACGAAGGAGAAAAAATATGAGTATTGTAAAGGGATTAAAGAACATCGAAACCCTACTCGAAAAGCCAAAGTATGATGAAAACTCACCAAAGGTTAAGTGGTTAAAACTTGCCGATGGACAATCAGTAAAGATCCGATTCATTGAAGAGTTGGACGAAGATTCTGCAAACTACAATGCAGAGCGTGGACTTGCACTAGTTGTTAAGGAACACACAAATCCAAAGGACTACAAGCGTAAGGCTGTAGACACAATGGAAACAGAAGGCCGTGACTGGGCAGAAGAGATGCATCGTAAGGATCCAAAGGCTGGCTGGAGAGCACGTCTTCGTTTCTACTGCAACGTTCTTGTAGACGACGGTATTGAAGCACCATATGTTGCAATTTGGAACATGGGTATTAGCAAGCAGTCATCATTTAATACAATTCGTGAGTATGCTCTTGAAACAGGAAGTATCTCAAATGTACAATGGAAGTTAAAGCGTAATGGTCAGGGAACTGAAACCAACTACACACTTATTCCATCAGCACCAGATAAGGAACCATTTAATTGGGGAGATATCAAGCCTTATCCACTAGAATCTGCACTACGCAAGATTCCATACGCAGAACAAGAAGCGTTCTATTTGGGGTTTGATACTCCATCTATAACTTCATCTACCAACGCAGATTGGTAATATGAACTACGTAGGCTTACACGTACATACCCACTACTCACTATTTGACGGCGTAGCAACTCCAAAAGAGTATGTTGACCGTGCTAGTGCTTTAGGTATGCCAGCAATCGCAATCACAGACCATGGTACGTTGTCTGGTCATCGTGAGATGTATCGCATGGCTAAAGAAAAGGGTATTAAGCCGATTCTAGGTCTAGAAGGATACATGTGTGCAGACATATCTGATACAAGAGATAAGTCTGAAAGAGAAGGTCAACAAGATCTTGTCTACAATCACATTATCCTTCTAGCCAAGAATAAATTAGGTTTGGAAAACCTTAATAAGATTAGTGAACTATCATGGACAGATGGTTTTTTTAAGAAGCCAAGATTTGATTTTGACATTCTACAAAAATATCGTGAAGGCATTATTGTAACCTCTGCATGTCCAAGCAGTGTTATTGTTAAAGCATTAGAAGAAGAAGAGTTTGCTCTTGCTAAGAAGTATATCCAATGGTTTAAAGATAACTTTGGTAGCGATTACTACATTGAAGTAATGCCACATAACGAAGCACAAATAAATAAGTATCTTATAGAACTTGCAGATGAGTTTAGTATTAAGGTTGTTGTGACACCAGACTGTCATCACGTTGACCAATCACAAAGAGAAGTACAAGAGTTTAAGTTGTTGCTTAACACACACGGTAAAGTAAACAAAGAAGCAACATATGAAAAGTCAAAGAAGCAACCAGACATGATGAAGCGACTTGACTATCTGTATGGAGAAGATCGCCAAATAACATTTAACAAGTTTGATATCCACCTTTTGTCTTATGAAGAGATGAAAGCAGCGATGGAATTGCAGGGTATTGATAGACCTGACATTTATACAAACACACTCCTACTAGCAGATACAGTAGAAGACTACGAGATACAAGATGGACTAAACCTGCTACCAGTTCAATACAAGAGCCCAGACAAGGAACTTGCTAAGATTGCTTTAGAAGGCTTACAACTAAAAGGTTTGTCAGAGAATAAAGAGTACCTAGATAGACTTGACGAAGAACTTAAGATCATTAAAGATAAGAAGTTTGCACCGTACTTCCTTGTAGTTCAAAGTATGATTGCTTGGGCTAAGAAGGAAGGAATCATGGTTGGTCCAGGTCGTGGATCTGCTGCTGGTTCTCTAGTCTGTTACTCACTTGGTATTACAGACATTGATCCAATTAAGTACGGACTACTGTTCTTCCGATTTATCAATCCAGAACGCAATGACTTTCCTGATATTGATACAGACATTCAAGATAACAGACGTGATGAAGTTAAAGACTATCTTGTTAGACAATACAGACACGTTGCATCTATTGCAACATTCCTTGAATTTAAAGACAAGGGTGTTGTGCGAGATGTAGCCAGAGTTCTAGATATTCCTTTAACAGATGTAAATAAAGTTTTAAAGTTGGTAGACACTTGGGATGAATACTGTTCATCAAGGACTACTGCTTGGTTTAGAGAAAAGTATCCAGAGGTGGAGGTTTATGGTGAACAATTACGTGGTCGTATTCGTGGTACTGGTATACACGCTGCTGGTGTGGTCACTAGCAAAGATCCGATTTTTAGGTTTGCTCCAATGGAAACGAGATCTAGTCCTGGGTCTGATGAACGTATACCTGTGGTTGGTGTCGACATGGAAGAGGCTGAACGCATCGGCCTTATAAAGATTGATGCACTTGGTCTTAAAACATTGAGTGTTATTCAAGATGCAGTTGCTATGATTAAAGAAAATCATTACAAAGATATTGATTTAGATTCTCTTGATCTTGCAGATGCAAAAGTTTATGAAATGCTTTCAGATGGATATACAAAGGGAGTATTTCAGTGTGAAGCAACACCTTACACAAATCTTTTAGTTAAGATGGGTGTTAAGAATTTTAATGAACTTGCTGCATCAAATGCACTTGTTCGTCCTGGTGCTATGAATACTATTGGTAAAGATTATATTGCTCGTAAACATGGCAAGCAAAATGTATCTTATACGCACCAGATTATGAAAGAGTTTACGGAGGATACCTATGGCTGTGTTCTTTACCAAGAGCAAGTTATGCAAGCATGTGTACACCTTGGACAAATGTCCATGTCGGAAGCAGATAAAGTTAGAAAAATCATTGGAAAGAAAAAGGATGCTAAAGAGTTTGACGTATACAAAGAGCAATTTGTCAAAGGCGCTTCTGCCTATATTGCTCCCAATCAGGCTCTTGATCTATGGCATGACTTTGAAGCACATGCGGGGTACTCATTCAACAAGTCTCATGCGGTTGCTTACTCTACGCTCTCGTATTGGACGGCGTGGTTAAAATACTATTACCCTCTTGAATTTATGTTTGCCCTTCTTAAGAATGAGAAGGACAAGGATGGTCGTACAGAATATCTAATTGAGGCAAAGCGCATGGGAATCCCTATTAAGTTGCCACACATTAATGATTCTGACTTTGACTTTAAGATTGAAGGTAAGGGAATTAGATTCGGATTGACTGGAATTAAGTTTATTTCAACTAACATTGCTGAAAAATATGTTGCTGCTAGACCTTTTAGTTCCTATAAAGAACTTGAAGAGTTTACTTTTACAAAAGGCAATGGGGTAAATAGTCGTGCACTTAATGCTTTACGTGTTATTGGCGCAGCAACATTTCCAGATCAGCCAAGAAATGATAGTGAGATTAAAGAAAATCTATACGAATATTTAAACCTTCCAGAGTTTAATATTACAATACCATCTCACTATTATGCATTTATTCAGGATGTTGACTCATTTGAAGAAAAGGGGTCTTTTATTCTTATGGGAATGGTCAAGGCAATTAAAAGAGGAACAGGATGGTCACGAATTGAAATTTTGGACAAGACTGGCAGTGTTGGTATATTTGATGAAGAGTCTACGACTATTGAGACTGGCCGTACTTATCTTATTCTTGCAAATGATAATAGGATTGTATCTGCAATACCTGTTGACGAGATAAAAGGATCTTCTAATGCTCTTGTAAAGTTTTTAAGTTATAAGCAATTGCCTTATTCTGAAGAAGAAATGTTTGTTGTTTCTTTTAAACCAAGAATGACAAAGGCTGGAAAGAAGATGGCTTCTCTAACTTTGGCAGATACAAGTAGAGAACTTCACTCTGTAACTGTATTTCCTACCGCATTTCCTAGAGCATACATGCACATTGAAGAAGGTAAGGCTTATAAGTTTAGTTTTGGAAAAACGAAAGACGGAACAGTAACATTGGAGGATGTATATGTCAGTTAGTGTAGAAGAAGTATTAGCACAACTTGATCCTAAGTTGAGAAAAAGATTAGGTAACGGTGTTGGAGTAAACTTTGAGTATCAGCCTACACCTAGTTTTGGATTAAACCGTGCACTAGGAGGAGGGCTGCCTTATGGACGACAGGTCCTTATTTGGGGATCAAAGTCGTCTGCAAAGTCCTCTATGTGCCTTCAGATGATTGCTATGGCACAAAAAGAAGGCAAGGTCTGTGCATGGATTGACTCTGAAATGTCATACTCTGAAGACTGGGCTGTAAAACTTGGGGTAGATCCAACTAAACTAATCTACTCACAAGCAAGAACTATTAGTGACATGGTAGATGTAGGTGTTGGACTAATAAATGCTGGTGTTGACTTAATCGTAATAGACTCTATTACATCAATGCTTCCTGCAATCTATTTTGAAAAAGATACCGATGATATGAAGGCATTAGAAAATACAAAGCAAATCGGAGCAGAGTCTCGTGACTTTAGTAACGCATGGAAAATGCTTAACTATGCAAACAATAAAGTTAAGCCAACTTTGCTTGTACTTATTTCTCAGTCTCGTAATAATATTAATGCTATGTATACTAGCCAACAACCTTCTGGTGGTCAGGCTACTAAATTTTATTCATCATGTGTTATTAAACTATTTTCATCAGAGTCAGATAATCAAGCACTTAAAGGTAAGATTAAGGTAGGAGATAAACTAATTGAAGAAAAGATTGGTAGAAAGATTCGTTGGGAACTACAGTTCTCCAAAACCTCTCCAGGGTTCCAGTCTGGTGAGTATGATTTTTATTTTAGAGGTGACGATATTGGTATTGATGCCATTGGTGATTTGGTTGATACAGCAGAATCAGTAGGACTAGTTAATCGTACTGGGGCATGGTATCAACTTGATGATGGTACAAAGGTTCAAGGACGAGATGGTTTTATCAATCGTGTAAGAGAAGACCTAGATCTACAGCAAAGCCTAAGAGATAAACTGGCAAATGGCTGATAACAACTTTGTTATATTTCATGGAAAGTTTCCATGCAAGAAGTGTCAAGAAGAGGTATCGTCTTTAAGACTTTGGCGTGAAACAGGAGATGCAACATGGATGTGTTCTGCAAAGCATATGTCTAAGGTTGCATTGATACCATCAAAAAAGAAAAAGAAAGATTTTGTTAATGAGTGAGAGGTCTGAGTCAAAGCGTATCGGAGCAAAGCAGCACAAGAACTCTGGTAGGAATAACACTAAAGGTGATGCATCTTGGAATAATTTTGTAATAGACTTTAAAGAATGCTCTAAGTCTTTTACCTTAAACCAAGATGTTTGGGCTAAGGCTACAACTGATGCATTAAAGAAAAGCATGGATCCTGCTTTGATTATCGTGCTTGGCGAGGGTACACAAAAAGTACGCCTTGCTATAATAGAGTTAGATATGTTAGAACAGTTAATAGAGGAGAATAAAAATGTCAAATGAGGGTCCACAAAAAACTACACTAGAGCAAGTAAATGGTTTGGCTGAGATTGCTGAATATATGAATGACGAAGAACTTACGGTTGCTCTTACAATGATTGCTAAAATAATCATTAAACCAGATATTCCAATTCAGGTTGCAAGTCTTGAGATTGTTAGACTACAGGCAATTGCAGCAAAGATGTCATTAAAGGCTACGTGGATGGCCAATGTTGATAAAAGTGACAGGGCAAAGAAAAATATTTACTATACCGCAGCAGAATCAATCAATGATTTGGTGTCAGCATTAAAATACATTATGCGCTAACCTGCTATACTTATATAAACAAGGGATGATAATGACTAAAAATTTACTACAGCAAATAATGATTAGAGAACCAAAGAAGATAGAGATTATAGACACTCAGGCATTGATTGAAAAAATTCAATCAGGATATACGGTTAAGCGTGTAGATAAATTTCAAACAAAGAAAACTTTTGCACCATCTACAATTGCGTACTCTCATGGAGAGTGTCCAAGGTATTGGTATCTTGCATTTGAGGGCGCAGTCTTTGAAGATAATGCAGATGCCTATGGCGCAGCAAATATGACTGCTGGTACTAAGTCACATGAGCGTATTCAACAAGCAATGATGGACTCTGGAATTGCAGAAATTTATGAGTCAGATGAAGGTCCAACAACAGAGTTTAAGATTATCAATAACGACCCACCAATATTTGGTTATGGTGATGCCATGATTAATTGGGAAGGTGAGCAGATTGTTGGAGAAATTAAGACTATGCTCAACGAAGGTTTTGAGTATCGCAAGAAGGCGTTAAAGCCAAAGACTGGTCACTTAATTCAATTACTTATTTACATGAAGATTCTTAAAAAATCAAAAGGTGTATTGATTTATGAAAACAAGAATAATCATGAGTTGCTAGTTCTTCCAGTAGAAGTAACAGATTATTATCGTCAGTGGATTGATGAAACATTTCAATGGATGAGAGATGTTCGTAAAGCCTGGACAGATAAAACACTACCTACAAAAAACTACAGATCAAATTCAAAAATCTGTAAAACATGTCCAATTCAAAAAGCATGTGAAGATGCTGGCACAGGGGTAGTAAAACTTAAATCCCTGGAGGGGCTCAGTGAAGTTATGTAGTGTATGCGATACATCGTTTAAACCCAAAGTAACTTATCAAATTTACTGTAATAAGGTTTGTAGAGACATTGCAACCAGAGAAAAAATTGTAGAAAGATACAACGTCACAAAAAGACAAAAAAGAAAAGGTAAAAAACGTTTATGCCTTGGTGGTTGTGCACAAGAACTTTCTATATATAATGACTCTGGGTTTTGTTCAAATTGTAACGTTAGTGAAAAAGCAGTTGCAAAAATGTTAAAAGAATTGAAAGGTTATATTGAGTATGAGCAAGACTAAATGGGGAGCAGAAGCACAGCCAAAAACCATTTGTGCTATTGATGCCAGCACTAACAGTCTTGCCTTTGCTTTATTTGTTGGTAATCAACTTGAAAGCATTGGAAAAATTTCTTTTGATGGAAACAATATCTATGAAAAAGTTATGGATGCTGGGAAAAAAGTAAAAGCCTTTTTTGATATTTATGGTGGTTTTGAAGCAATAGTTATTGAGCATACAGTATTTATGAATAGCCCTAAGACTGCTGCTGATCTTGCATTAGTTCAAGGAGCAATTCTTGGATCAGCAGGACAATCTGGAACTAAAATAATTGGCAGAGTTTCTCCAATTACTTGGCAAATTTTTATGGGTAATGGTAAAATATCTAAAGAAGAACAGTTACTGATACGATCTCAAAATCCTGGAAAGTCTGATTCATACTACAAGGCTCACGAAAGAATGCTTCGTAAAGAAAGAACAATTAATTTTATTAATATTAATTATGATAGAACAATTACAGACAATGATGTTGCAGATGCTTGTGGAATTGGTCATTGGGCTGTAAAAAATTGGGATAAGGCGATAGGAGATAAAAAGTAATGCCAGAGTTAAATGCAAACATACCACCGATAAACTGTTATGTAAGAGGAAACTATTTAAGAAATCATCAGGACAGCCACGATAAATATTTTGAGTGCGTAGTTTTTGGTGTTTCAAGTTTAAAATCTAGAAGTCCGCTATTTCATATTATGATGGCAGACGGTGGCCTCTGGTGGAGACTTCCCATTTCTGCCTTTTGTACAGAGCCAGGAGTTCCTGAAGTTGATCTACATAATCTAGTTCTTTGGAATTCTTTTAGTCATCACATTGCTGTAACAAGATTTGAAAACCTAACAAACCTTAGAATGTCTTATATAGATAGAACAAAAACAATGAATAAGGGAACCTATTTATTTACATTAGACTGGCACAATCCAGACACAAATGTTTTAGATGATGGGTATTCTGAAAGTCCTGCAGACCACAAGTGTGGCCATGTAATTCAAAGAGATGATGGCAATTTTGCAATTCAGCCTAACAATAGAGTCAGGGTATACGAGCCTTCATTTACGCTAGAAAAAGAGTATTTGATTGACAGAATAATCAATGAAAAGAAGTATGACGTAGAAAACCAAGACAAGTGGATAATGGAAAACTCTGACAGGTTTAACTATAACATTGAAGAAAACAAAGGTTGACAAATAACGCTATGCCTGCTAAACTATATACATCAGAAGTCTATATGCGTAAGCGTTATCTTATGGATAAGAAGACTCCAGAAGAGATTGCAAAGGAATGCGGAGCCAGTGTTGAGACTATCTACGTATACCTTGCTAAATTTGGATTAAGGAAGTCTAAAAGATGAATAAAATAAAAAGAATTATTTTTATATTGTCATTGGCTGCAGCAGCAGGCATAACATATACAATAGTTGCATTAAAAAATATTCCAGAATCATTTGACTGGAGTCTAGAGGAAGAGGAAGATGATGAGTGATAATCTTCACATCACTGTTGATCAAGTAAATCATCCTGCACATTACACAACAGATCCTTCTGGTGTTGAATGTATTCAGATTACTAGACATAGAAATTTTAATATTGGAAATGCTTTTAAGTATTTGTGGAGAGCAGGACTTAAGGATGAAGCAAAAACCATTCAAGATTTAGAAAAGGCCATCTTTTATATTAAAGATGAAATAAATAGACTAGAGGGAAAGTATGTCAACTGAGGCAGAACTTATTCAACATCTTGATGAAGTTAATCAAGTGGTTACAGAATACCTCAAGGGTAATGATCCTACAGTTATTTCTAAAGAACTAGACATTCCAAGAACTCGTGTTGTATCTTTAATTAATGAGTGGAAGGTTATGGCATCTGCTAATGATGCTATTCGTGCCCGTGCAAAAGAGGCATTAGTCGGTGCTGACACACACTATACAAAGTTAATTACAAAGGCTTACGAAGTCATTGATGAGGCAAGCCTATCAACAAACCTTACAGCAAAGACTGCTGGAATTAAATTAGTTTTAGATATTGAGTCAAGAAGAATTGATATGCTGCAAAAGGCTGGGCTTCTTGAGAACAAAGAACTTGCAGAAGAAATGATTGAAATTGAAAGACGACAAGAGGTTCTTGTTGGAATCCTAAGAGATATTGCTTCAGAGCATCCAGAAGTCCGTGACATTATCATGAAAAGACTTTCTGCTATTGCAAAAGAAGGAGAAGTGATTACAGTTGTCCACGATGTTCAATGATTTTCTTGAGGTATTAAAAGAGAATCACTTTGTTGAAACCCCAGTTGACGTAAAGACATTTGTCCAGTCACCTGATTATCTTGGTCAACCACTTTTATCTGATATCCAGTACGAAATTGTTGAGGCAATGAGCCAGATCTATCGTAAAGAAGATTTGATAGACATCATGGGAGATGTTGAAGGAAATAAACACTTTAGTAAGTACACCAAAAATGAATTAATCCTTCAACTTGGCAAGGGTAGTGGTAAAGATTTTATCTCAACAGTAGCCTGTGCATATGTAGTATATAAACTATTATGTCTTAAAGACCCTGCAATTTATTATGGTAAGCCTGCAGGAGATGCCATTGATATTATCAACGTTGCTGTTAACGCACAGCAGGCAAAGAACGTTTTCTTTAAAGGTTTTAAAACAAAGATTGAGAAGTCACCTTGGTTTGCTGGAAAGTATAATGCAAAGGCTGACTCAATTGAGTTTGACAAAGCCATTACTGTTTACTCTGGACACTCAGAAAGAGAATCTCATGAGGGTTTAAACTTACTTATGGCAGTACTTGATGAGATTTCTGGTTTTGCAAGTGAGGTTGTATCTGGAAATGAACAAGGAAAGACTGCCGATAATATCTATAAAGCATTTCGTGGAACTGTAGACTCTCGTTTTCCAGATCTTGGTAAAGTAGTTTTGCTTTCTTTCCCACGATATCAAGGTGACTTTATTTCTCAGCGATACGAATCTGTTATTGCTGACAAAGAAACTATTGAAAGAACACACACATTTATTATGAATGAAGATTTGCCACACGACGATCCAGGCAATCAATTTCAAATTTCCTGGGATGAAGATAATATACTTCAATACAAAATTCCAAGGGTATATGCATTTAAAAGACCTACGTGGGAAGTAAACCCAACCCGTAAGATAGAAGACTTTAAACTAGCCTTCTATACAGACCTTGGTGATGCTATGATGCGTTTTGCATGTATGCCAACTTATTCCTCTGATGCTTTCTTTAAACAGATTGACAAAGTTGAGAAGTGTATGAACACTAGAAACCCACTAGACTCGTTTAGAAGGTTTGACGAAACCTTTGTACCAGACCCAGAAAAAACATATTATATTCATGCTGACCTTGCACAAAAACACGATAAGTGTGCGGTAGCAATTGCTCACGTAGACAAGTGGGTAAATATCCAGGTAATTAAAGACTACGAACAAGTAGCACCAATTGTAGTAGTAGATGCAGTTGCATGGTGGGAGCCAAGAGCAGAAGGCCCAGTTAATCTATCTGAAGTTAAGCAATGGATTATGAACCTACGCAGACAAGGGTTTAATATTGGAATGGTTTCATTTGACCGTTGGCAATCATTTGATATTCAAAATGAGTTGCAAGCAGTTGGAATTAGGACTGAGACTGTCTCTGTTGCCAAGAAGCACTACGAGGATCTGGCTATGATGATTTACGAAGAGCGTGTTTCTATTCCAAGAATCCCTATCCTGTTAGAAGAAATGTCAGAACTTAAAATTATGAAGGGTAATCGTGTTGATCACCCACGTAAAAAATCTAAGGACTTGGCAGATGCTGTAACTGGAGCGGTATTTGGAGCAATATCACACACACCAAAGAATAATAATACTGAGATAGATGTCCATACCTGGTCTTCTTCTGCACGAGTTGCAGAGAAAGACAGGGGTATGGTAGAATTAGATAATCGGAAAATGCCTGACGATGTTAGGGATTTTTTAGACGGCTTTAACTTAATTTAACTTTCTGGTCATGGGATCAGATAAAACTAACAAGGAGAAAGAATGAATTCATTCAAGAAAATCGCACTAGCCATGGTTGCAGCCATGACTTTGGGCACAATCGTAGCAACACCTGCAAGTGCTGCTGTAATGACAGTCGCTGTATCATTGGATTCTGTAGCAAACACTACAGCATCAGCAATTGCTACACCTGCTGCATTGCCAGTTCCTGCAGATAACTCAGTTGACGCTGCTGACGCACTTAAGTTCGTAGCAACAGTAGATGCTGGAACATCAGTAACAGCAGTTGCAACAAACGCAACAATCGTGTCTGCACTACACACAACCGCTGCACCAGTAGGAGCAACTTCAGGATCATCATCTTTGACAATTGCAACTGGTACAGGAACAACTGCAACATTTTATGTCTACACAAAGACAACAGCAATTGGTACAGTAACAATTACTAACCAAGGTACAACTTTTACATACTATGTACAGGGAACTGCGGGTAAGATTAATAATCTAACAGTATCGGCTCCTGCAAACGGTGCTGCTGGTACAAAGCAGGACGTTCTAGTTACAGCAACAGACGTATTTGGAAACAAGGTTTCTGGTAAGTCAATCACTGCAACTGTATTTGCTGCAACAGCAACAGTTGACACAGCAACAGTATCAACTGGTGCAACACTTTCAGATTTTGGAGTTGCAAAGTTTAGCGCAACACTTCCAGCAACTGGAACACGTTCACTAATTATGTTTGCTCCAACAACTTCAACAGATGCTGCATCTGCAGATGTAGTTGGTCTAACTGCTCGTACTCTTGCACCATTTGCAGAAATTGCAGTTCGTGATCTAGTATCAGAACTTGCTGCTGAAAAGGCTGCAAAGGATGCAGCAATCGCTGCGAAGGCTGTTGCAGATGCTGCAGTTGTAAAGGCTGCTGCTGATGCAGTTGCTGCTAAGGCTGCTTCAGATGCTGCTCTTGTAGCAGAAAAGGCTGCTTCAGCAAAGGCACTAGCAGATGCAAAGGTTGCTTCAGATGCAGCACTTGCTGCTAAGGATGCAGTAATTGCTAAGTTGACTGCAGACAATGCAGCAACATTGGCAAAGATCAAGGCATCATTTAATGCACTTGCCAAGCAGTGGAACACAAAGAATCCAAAGGCAAAGGTTGCTCTACTTAAGTAACCAAAACCTAAAAGTTTGGGAGTCAGGAAACTGGCTCCCTTTCTTTTTGTCTATATGTCTAACTGAATAATTTGATATAATAGGCAAGAGGAGAGTCCACCACTTGAATAAACTCTTGCGTATATTTACAGTTTTATTACTTGCTTTTGGATGGTTATTTATAGCACCAACAGAGGCTAATTCTGACGACCCTCTAACAGTTGCAGCCCAAAAGATTCAAAACCTTAATAGTGCAGTAGATAAATTAGACTACAAAGACGGTTTAATAGGCATGATTGACATAGCAGAGAACAAGTTTATGTATGCTAAAAATCTGCGGGATGTCAGAGATGATGCTCAAGAAGACTATGAAGATGCAGTAGAGGCAGAAGAGTTAGCCTTAGATGCAGTAGAACTTGCCCAGTCAAATGTAGATGGCCAGACAGTAACAGTAGAACTTGCCCTTGATCATAAAGAAGATGCCCTGCAAGACAAGAATGATGCACAGGATGCTCTCAACATAGCCAACATCAACCTTCAAACAGCACAATCAAATATGCAATCTGCTGGAGGGCAAGGTTTGGCATATACCGTTTATCATTTGACAAGAACATTTCCTGGTATAGCAACTCCAAGTGGAGTCATTTGTTCTGGCACTTGGAACTCAAACTCTATGCAACTTCCTGTTTGTGGCAATAGATATGAAAATTTTGTAGTTAAATTTACTGGACAGATAACAGTT